ATGCTTTTGAGAAGGTGGCTAGGGGTGAGATCAAGAGGCTGATTGTCAATATGCCTCCCCGCCACACCAAGAGTGAGTTTGCGAGTTACCTCCTCCCTTCTTGGTTTCTAGGATTGAAGCCCAACGGGAAAGTGATCCAGACTGCACACACTTCTGAGCTGGCGGTGAACTTTGGCCGTAAGGTGAGGAATCTGGTGGGGTCCTCGGAGTACCAGAGCATATTTCCTGGTGTCGGTCTTCAGGCGGATTCCAAGGCAGCAGGAAGATGGAATACGAACGCCGGGGGTGAGTACTTCGCTATCGGTGTTGGAGGGGCGGTCACAGGTAAGGGGGCTGACCTCCTTATCATCGATGATCCCCATTCGGAACAAGAGGGTCAGAGTGCTGACCCCGCAGTATTTGATCGGGTCTACGAGTGGTACACCTCGGGTCCACGGCAGAGACTTCAGCCCGGCGGTGCCATTGTGATCGTGATGACCCGATGGCACAAGAGAGATCTCACTGGGCAGATACTTAAATCCTCAGTGCAGAGGTCGGGAATGGACGAGTGGGAGGTGATTGAACTCCCCGCGATACTCCCTTCAGGGAATTCCCTTTGGCCAGGGTTTTGGTCCCTCGATGAGCTTGAGAAGCTAAAAGCAGAACTCCCTGTAGCGAAGTGGCAGGCCCAGTACCAGCAGGATCCCACATCGGAAGAGGGTGCAATAGTCAAGAGAGAGTGGTGGAAGGAATGGGAGCAGGAGAAGACTCCCGACTGCGAATTCATCATTCAATCCTGGGACACGGCATTCCTCAAGACAGAGCGGGCGGATTACTCGGCCTGCACCACATGGGGAATATTTTATAAGGAGTCGGCGTCTGGCTCCAAGGTGGCCAATATTATTTTATTGGATGCCATGAAAGCCAGACTTGAATTCCCTGATCTCAAGCTTGCGGCCTTCAAGCAGTGGGATCGGTGGAAGCCGGATGCGTTCATCGTCGAATCCAAAGCGGCGGGGATGCCATTGATCTTTGAGCTGAGAGCAATGGGAATCCCGGTCCAGGAGTACTCACCCTCCAGGGGAAACGACAAGATCGCCCGCGTGAATGCGGTCGCTGATCTGTTCGCATCTGGCATAGTTTGGCGGCCTCAGAGGAGGTTCGCGGAAGAAGTGGTTGAGGAATTTGCTTCGTTTCCGGCGGGTGAACACGATGACCTAGTGGATTCATCCACTCAGGCCTTAATTAGATTCCGTCAGGGTGGGTTTATCCCCCTTGGCTCAGATGAAGTCAGAGAGAAGTTCAGGCCTAAGAAGGCTGACTACTACTGACGAAGAAGGAGACATTGGTATGGGTGGTCGATACATGAACACGAACACGGGGCAGATGACTCCGGGGATGCCTTCCGGTGGCATGCTTGGTGGGAGACCCGTACAGCAGCCCGCGATGGGCGGCCTCCTTGGCCAATCCGTAGGTGGTGGACAAGGATTGGGATTCGGGCCTGTTCAAGGGACAGCTCGACCCGGCCCTGTGCCACCGGGAGCCCTGGGGAACCCGCTTGGCCGCCGCCCACCCACTCCGTACTCCCCATCGTCGTGGGTGCCCCAGACTCCTGGACCCCATGCCGCCCCGCCGCCCTGGGATCCGACCAGTCTGACGGCCTTCGACCCGAACACTACACGCCCTCCTGCTGCTCCTTGGGATCCTACCGCGCCCTACGTCCCCGACCCGAATGCGCCGATCATAAATGACTGGCCTTCACCGCAGGATCTGCCGGGGCTTCCAATTCCTAGCCCAGGCAGGGCCGGGGGCCGAAGAGGCGGAGGGGGCCGTAATAGGCCGCCGTTTCGTGATACTGGCTGGGACCCTTTGCCCCCCAGCTTCCCCGGACCCATAATCCCGGACTACGGATCTAGCCCCGCCCCGGGCAGGGCAAGAGGGGGCGGTGGTAGGCTTAGGAACCAAGCCGCGAGGGACAGACGTAGCCAAGCGTACATGGACCCAGTCGCCACCCAAGCCTTGATGGACAGACATTACGCCGAATCGATAGGTGGTGGACTGGGCTCACTGGGCGGCGGCTTCGGCGGTTTGTTCGGCGGCATGCGTGGTGGACGGTGAGTGGTCCAACCTCCCTACCCCGAGAAGGATGCTCGCTCAGTAGCTAGGAGCGTAGCCAAGCAGATAGCCAGCAAGGGTCGCTATGGCGACTCTATGCTTCTGCATGTAAGTCGCCCTGAAGTGAATGCACTCGCCAAGAAGGGAGTGGTCACCACTAACCCGTCCACCGGCTTGCCGGAGGCCTTTGCTGGTGGCTTCGGTGCACCGGGGTCATCCGCAGTCTTCACCCGGGGTGGCCTTGGCCAAGTCGAAAGTTCTGGCCATGGACCCGGGATTGGTCATCAATCCAGGCTTGAAGCAAACGATATTGGTTCTGGGGAAGGGATTGGCAGGTCAGGCCGGATGGGCCGGATGGATGCTGGTGTTTCCGGTCAGGCGGATGCTATGTACGGTGGTGCCGGTTACGCCAGTGGTCAACCTCCGACGGCTGCTCAGATGTGGGCCACCAATGCGCCTGGGTACTACAGCGTGGGGGGTCCGGGGGGTCCAGCCCCTGTCTCGGGGGATCTGTCACCCGGCGAATGGTCAACCCTGATAGCCTCTCAAGGGGGTACGCTGGGTGGCGACGTTTTCTTGCAGGGCGGGACGGGGCCAGGGGGAATACACGGTCCTGGCTTTTTTATACAGGGTGGGTACGGAGAGCCCGGAACGGTGCTTGGAAGTGAGCTGTTAGGTTCGGTTGCTCAATCCATCTCCGATGGCATTATGTCGGTCCTTCCCTCGGATTACAGCAAGGGTACAATCGGTTCTTATCTTGGTGGCATTGGCGAATCACTGATCGGTCATGGCATCCACTTTGGAGCCTCCGAGTTGACAGGCGGTTGGGATACGGTGCTTGAGATAGGCCAGGGGATGGGGTTGGTTCCCGAAGGTGTTAGTCTCGGAGACTTTGGCACACATGTAGCCGGTGAGACTATCATACCTGCCCTGGGGGCTATCGCCGGTCCTATCTACGGTGCGATGTACGACGCTGGAGCGCTTTTAGGCGGTGGAGTTGGCAATGTTGCTGGAACGGTTGGCAATGTTGCCGGAACGGTTGGTTCTGGTATTGGAACAGGCCTTGGTTATTTTGCTGGTCCTTCAGGGATCGGCACTTCAAGTTTTCCGAACCTTGGTTCTCTTGGGGGCCTAGGGGGTCTCAGTGGCCTTGGCAGCAGCCTTGGCAATCTTGGAACCCCTGGCGATTTTGGGAACTTCGGCCCCTTGGAGCGAGGAATTCTCAACGACATGGGCTTCCCGCCGACTGCTCCAATGGGATGGGATGGACTTAGCGGCACGCGCAAGCGGCCCCGCCTTGGGAGATTGTCGAACAAAGGGGGGGGTTATGGCAAGAACATGCTTGATCGGATTGAGTCTGATACCGGGAACATCGCAACCGGAAGTTTATTTGAGCGGAGGGACGATGAAGGGAGACGGGTGTCGCCGGATTATGAGGACCCGTCGCCCGGTCTTTTCGACGCGAGTCGTAATCCATGGACCAGCAGGGAACATCGCCCATCATACATGGTTGACACTTCGCCAGAGGCTCTTCGCCAAAACCCGAATGGGCTTCCCGGGATGCTGAGGCCCACAGAGGGTGATGTGGCGGTGATGTTGGAGGCCCGGAGGACGGGAAATTATACTGCCCCCGAGACTGAACGTTGGCTCGACCAGCAGGATCCGGGCTCAGGGGAAGGACGTCCCGATCCCCCCTACATAATTGACCCGATGGCGGATCTGCGCGATTTCGAGGCTTTTGATCTGTATGTAGATCTAGACAAGTTCGACCCGGCGATGAGGTGGAGCGGGGAAGACGGGCTGGCGTACTTTGGTCCTACAATGAGGCATAAATACGGTGGGCCTCCCGGGGAGGTGGAGAACGGTTCCGAATGGGAGAATTATATGTCAGAACTTTTTAAGAGGCGGGGTTAGGTGTGTCTATAGAGAAGGGCCTCCAGGAGGATGCTCCTGAACTGGTCGGCTTGGGGATTGAGATTGAGGTAGTGGATGCTCCTTCGGAGGAGCCTGTATCGATTTCCGAGACGGACGATGGCGGAGTAGTAATAGATTTCTTCCCCGGCGAGGGGGATGACGGTGATCCCGTGGACTTCGGAGGCAATCTTGCCGAATCGATGGAGGATGACGAACTCTCCAAGTTGTCCTCCGACCTGATGGGCCTGTACCAAGCGGACAGGAGCAGCCGGAAAGATTGGGAAGAGAGTTATATCAAGGGTCTCAATCAACTGGGGTTGAAGATCGAGGAGAGGACTGCACCATGGGATGGTGCTTGCGGGGTGACTCATCCGATTTTATCTGAGGCGGTTGTAAGATTTCAGAGCCAAGCGATTAGTGAAATATTTCCCGCCTCGGGTCCGGTGGAAACTAAAATCGTAGGGGCTGTTACGGAAGAGAAGAGCAAGCAGTCCCGGAGAATTAGGGACTACCTAAACTATCTCTTGACCAACGAGATGAAGGAATACAGGGGGGAGACCGAGAAGCTTCTATTCAGCCTGCCCCTTGCTGGCTCAGCCTTCAGGAAGGTCTACTGGGATCCCAGCCTTGATAGGCCGTGTGCGATGTTTGTACCGTCGGAAGATCTCGTAGTTTCCTATGGCGCTCCCTCACTTGCGATGGCCGAGAGGGTCACTCATGTGATGAAGCGAAGTGCGAACGATCTCAGGAAGATGCAGTTCAGTGGCTTTTACCGGGAATTCGACCTGACCGACCCCTCCCCGGACCCCGATGATATTAAACGCAAGTATGATGAACTAACAGGGGAGCAACCTTCTTATGAGTTTGATGGCAGACATACGCTACTGGAAATTCACGCTGATATCGATCTTGAGGGATTTGAAGACGAGTCTGACGGAGAGAAGACAGGGATAGCTCTACCCTATGTGGTTACTATAGATCTTACTTCAACCAAGGTCCTTTCCGTTAGAAGGAATTGGTTTGAGGATGATTCCAAGCGTGAGAGAAGGAATCACTTTGTTCACTATGAGTATATTCCCGGCCTGGGGTTCTACGGCTTTGGCCTAATTCATATGATTGGCGGAATCGCCAAGTCTGCTACATCGATTCTTCGTCAACTTGTGGATGCGGGGACGCTTTCCAACTTACCCGGAGGGTTGAAGTCCAGGGGGCTGAGAATTCGCGGTGATGACGCGCCAATATCACCCGGTGAATTCAGGGATGTGGATGTCCCTGGAGGTGCGATACGGGACAACATAACTTTCTTGCCATATAAAGAACCGTCGAATGTTTTGTATCAGCTACTGGGAAATATTGTAGAGGAGGGGCGGAGATTTGCGTCATTGACTGACGTAAAAATTTCCGACATGAGCCAGCAAGCGCCAGTTGGAACGACACTGGCCCTGATGGAGCGTTCGATGAAGGTGATGTCTGCGATTCAGGCACGCTTGCACGCATCTATGAAGGAAGAGTTTGGGATTCTCCAGGACATAGTCATGGATAATGGGCCTCATGAATACCCGTATGACATAGATGGTGAGACGACCATAAAGAAGGAAGATTTCGACGACAGGATAGATGTTATTCCGGTTTCGGATCCCAACTCCTCGACTATGGCGCAGAGGATTATGCAGTATCAGGCTGCCCTGCAGTTGGCTGGCACTTCTCCCGAGATGTACAACATGCCGCAGCTCCACAGGCAGATGCTTGAGGTCTTGGGCATTGATGATTCAGATAAGATTATCCCCGACGAGGACGAGATCCCGGCGTCTGATCCAGTCAGTGAGAATATGAGTATCCTGAATGGGGAGCCTGTGAAGGCTAAACTCTGGCAGGACCACGGGGCTCACATAGCGGCGCACATGTCAGCCTCTCAGGACCCAGAGATAATGGAAATGATCTCGATGTCTCCTTCGGCTGGGTTGATCTCGGGCTCTTTCTCTGCCCATGTAACCGACCATCTTGCCTTTAAGTATCGGAAGGAGATAGAGGACCAACTTGGAGTTCCGCTTCCGCCGCCCGGGGAGCCTCTCCCGGATGATGTAGAAGTCCAGTTGTCCAAGCTGGTGGCGGCTGCCGCACAGAAACTGTCCGCCACTAAGGCTGCAGCAGCAGAGCAGGCCCAGAATCAGCAGGCTATGGAAGACCCCATTATCCAGATGCGACAGCAGGAACTTCAGATTCGCCAGCAGGAGTCTCAGGCCAAGATAGAAGAGGGTATGGCCCGGCTGAGTTTGGATGCTGAGAAGTCCGAGGCAAGGGACGCGCTTGAACGTGAGCGTATCGCTGTTAACAAATCGATAGCGGATGCGAAGATGGCGTCGTCAGAGCGAAGCGCGGAGTCGAAGATCAAGGTTGACATCCTCTCCGAGGTAATTAACGCGCAGGTTGAGGGAGGTAAGCTATCTGCCAGGGAGGCCGAGTATGCAATGGAGATTTCATTCAAGCTTGCGAGCCTTTTTACGGACACCGCCACTGCCCAGTCCAGGGAGAGCATAGAGTCGGCAAAGATTGATTCTAGGTTGGTAGAAAAGATACTGGACCTCAGTAAGGAATTCTCATCAAGGCAAGGCGAGTGACGGACTCTGGTCTTTTTCTGGAGAGTTTCCTGACGAGATGTTCCGAGCTAAAAAAACAATACTCCGACCATATTTCGTCGGGTACAGCCGAGAGCTTTTCGGACTACCAGAAGCTTTGTGGAACCCTTGAAGGACTCTCCATAGCGGAGAGGGAGATAAGGGAGCTTGCTTCTCGTGTCGGTGAGGATCTTGGTGATATGTCGGACTTAGACTAGTCCGCGAGAAACGTCGGCTCTCGTATAAGCCGCGCAGAGAGGGAGATGAAGTGAGTGAGGCTGTTCAATACAGCGACAACCCCCCGCAGAAGGCGAAGGCACTGCCGGAACCTTCGGGGTACAGGTTGCTAGTTGCGCTGCCAGACGTTGAGGAAGCCACCTCGGGTGGCATTATCGTCCCGGAGGAGCGAAGGGACGCAGAACAAGTGGCAAGCATTGTCGGGTTTGTCTTGAAGACGGGGCCTGAGGCCTACGCAGACAAGGGCAAATTTCCCGATGGGGCTTGGTGCAAGGAAGGTGATTGGATCGTTATGCGCGCATATTCAGGTACTCGTCTTCGCGTCCACGGTAAGGAATTTAGGATCATAAACGATGACTCTGTCGAGGCGGTCGTTGAGGATCCCAGGGGGGTAGTCAGGGCATGAGTGCACCCCTAGATGATCTTATGGGAAATGCTTTAACGGAGCCGATAGCCGACATGTCAGATGATGATGTCGATATCGAGGTAAGTGTTGTCGATGACAGGCCCGAAGAGGATCGAGTTCCTCCCAGGGATCTGGAGCGGAGCGCGGACTTTGACCCCGACGATGAAATTGACAATGTCGGTGGCCGTGCTTCTAAGCGAATAAAGCAGCTTAGGTATGAGTTTCACGAGCAGCGCCGGTCTAAGGAAGAAGCTGACCGGATGCGTACCGAGGCAGTTAACTATGCAAAGCAGATGTCGGACCAAAACAATGAGCTTCGTGGCCTCATCAAGAGAGGAGAAAAAGTTCTCATTGGTGAGATGGAGGGTCGGACAGAGGAGCAGCTAATCCGCGCAAGGGGTGCTTTCAAGGGCGCCTACGAAGAGGGTGATTCTGACGCAATACTGTCTGCCCAGGAGGAGCTTAACAGGGCTCAGTCTGAGAGGGCTATGGCGATGAGTTATCAGGTCGCTGAGGATGATGGGATCCCCCCACAGCCAATGCCACAACGTGAACCAGTGCCACCGCCCGCTAGGGCTGTTGACCCCAAGCTGCAGGGGTGGCTCCAGGAAAATAATTGGTTTGGAAGAGACGAAGAGATGACATCGTTTGCTTACGGTGTCCACGAAAAACTTGTTGGTCGCCATGGTGTGAATCCAAAGTCGGATGATTACTACAGGCTTATCAACGACAGGATGAGGGAAGTTTTCCCTGATCGCTTCCGAGAGTCTATGGGTCAAGAGGAACCCGTTGCAGGCTCACGGAGATCGACGGTAGTTGCCCCGGCCAGAAGGTCGTCGGGAACTCCTCGCAAAGTGCAACTAACCTCGACCCAGGTCGCACTCGCGAAACGGCTGGGCCTTGAACCACAACAGTACGCCAAACAACTCCTGAAGGAATATCAGAATGGCTGAAGAAGAACGCGCAACCAGAGATATGGAGACTCGGGAAACCGAGAAGCGGGATGAACCTTGGAAACCTGCTCCCCTCCTGCCAGAACCAAGCCCCCGAGAGGGACTCGACCATCGGTACGTTCGTGCGTCGTCGCGTGGGGAATCGGACAACATCAATGTCTCGCAAGCACTCCGAGACGGGTGGGAGCCGGTTAACGCTGCCGACTACCCCGAGCTGAGAGTTATCTCAGACCGAGGAAGTCAGTATCCTGGAAACGTTCTCATTGGTGGGCTCTTGCTTTGTGCAAGGCCTACAGAGATCGGTGACAAATATAAAGAGCTTGCAGGCAAAGAGGTGAGG